GGTTTGGCGACCCGCGTGAAACGCACGTTTTGGGGAAAATCACCCAACTTCCAAAACCTAAACCAGCCGGACACGCCGTCAAACTATCTTACGCGCCAAGACCTTGCCGCTGCGCGACTTGCGCTAGTACCGTCAGATTTTTCTTCACACGCACCAGGGCGATCAGCTAGATTATTCGCGTCGGAGCCAATCAAGGCCGAGACCAAAACACACGATGAATAACCTAGTTCGGCAAGGTCAGATCAAGATCGGTCGCGATACATTCGCTGTTGGATCACTCAAGGAAGCGGTCGGCTGTTGGGTCGCTGCTCGCGAAACCTACGGATGGGGCGCTTCAGATTCTCCAGCAGTCAGCGTTACATTTGCTGGGTGCAAATACCGCATCTCGTACAATGGCAGACTGTGGGATCGTCAAGGCAATGAGGTGCTCGCATGAAAAAGTTTATCCTCGCGATTACTTTGGCCGCTGCCGCTCACGCGGCTCCGCCGGCCTCGTTTTGGAAGGCTCTGCATCAAGTTGAGACATCCGGTCGGCTGGGCGCGATTGAAGGCGACGGCGGGCGCTCGCTCGGTCCGCTGCAGATCTCGCGGGCTTACTTCGCGGACTCCCGCGTGGCCGGCAGTTACGAGCAGGTGATCGAGCTCGAGGCCGCGATCAAGGTAGCTTCCGCCTACATGCGCCGCTACGAGCCCGAGGCATGGCGCCAAGGCAACGTGGACATCCTAGCGCGGCTACACAACGCGGGGCCAAGCTGGCGCCGCAAGCTGGCGGCCACTGATTCCTACTCTGCCAAAGTTATGCGGGAGATGCGCAAATGACATGGATACTACCAAAGCAGTTACACACGTTAGCCTCTGCGCTGGATACGGAGGCATTGATCTCGGACTTAAACGAGCAATCCCAGATCTGCGCACAATCGCTTTTTCTGAGATCGAAGCCTTCGCCTGCGCCAATCTGGTCGCGAAAATGGAAGCGGGACAGCTGGACCCAGCACCTATCTGGACGGATCTTAAGACCTTCCCTTGGTCTAGCTTTCGCGGAAAGGTTGGCATCCTCTCTGGAGGCTACCCTTGCCAGCCCTTCAGCGCCGCCGGCAAACGACTCGGAGCAGACGACCCGCGACATCTCTGGCCGTTCATCGCAGCTGGAATTGCTGCCATGCGACCCCGACTCTGCTTCTTTGAAAACGTCGAGGGGCACATTTCTCTGGGACTCGAGCAAGTCCTACGAGACCTTCAAGGACTTGGTTATCGCTGCACGTTCGGAGTATTCAGCGCGTCTGAAGTTGGCGCGACGCATCAGCGAAAGCGGCTCTTCATCTTGGCCCACGATACGAGCGTCGGAGTACAAGGATACTGGGCCGGTCGGATCCAAGAGTCATTCGCACATGCTGGCGAAAGGTTACCTCTGCGCGGTGGTCACTGCTGGCCATCGAGACCGAGCCAAGAACAGTTCAGAGGAGAGCCACCGCGAACCATCGCAAAGCAAACTGAACCCGCGCTGGGTGGAGACCCTGATGGGTCTGCCGGTCGGCTGGACTATGCCCAGCTGTGCATCTCCGGTGACTCCCGAGTGGACGAGCTCAGACTGCTCGGAAACGGCGTCGTGCCAGCAACAGCCGAGCGAGCCTTTAACGTACTAGCCTCAAGACTTTTCTCATGACCACTGAACAATACCAGGAACTTATCCTCGAGATCCGAGCGATCCGCACGGCTCTCACGCAAGGAACCAAGCCGGCTGCACCCGCAGCTGCTTCAAGACCGGCCACATCTGGGCCCAAGGAGATCCCGCCGCCGAGCGAGATCATCGACAACCCGGGCGCCGTCTGCGTCCACTTTGGGAAGAACAAAGGCCGACCGCTGGCGGATCTGGGCGCAAAGTCTATCGAATGGTACGCGCAAGAGCCCGAGCCCAGGCTGCGCACCGACGGAACGCCATTCCCGCCACGATCCGAGGATCTGCTGCTGCGCAATGCAGCGCGCACGATCGTTCACCAGGGCCGCGGCACTCTGCCGGCTGGCAAGCTGGTTCTGAAAGATGACATCAACGCAACCGAGCAAGTTCCTTTCTGATCATGAGCAACACACACGAAACCGACGCGGCGGTGGTCAAGGCCACTGCGAATAAATCGCCTATCACCTTCGGGGATTCTGGCGTTAAGTTAGCGAGCCTCGAAGACGCTTACCGATTTGCCAACGCGATCTGCGCGTCAGGATTCGCTCCGAGGGGGATGGAAAAGCCCGAGGCAGTCCTGGTGGCGATCCAGCTGGGCGCCGAGATCGGCTTAAGTCCGATGGCTGCCCTGCAGAATACCGCCGTCATCAACGGCCGGCCGGCGATCTATGGCGACGCGGCGCTGGCTCTGGTCCGGGGATCCGGGCTGCTGGTCTCTTACAAGGAGGAAGAGATCGGCGAGCCTGGGACCGATGGGCACGGCTACAAGGTGACGGCAGTGCGCGAAGGCGACCAGACGGCGATCGAGACGTTCACGACGGGCGACGCCAAGCGGGCGAAGCTCTGGGGCAAATCGGGCCCGTGGACTGATTACCCGAAACGCATGCTCCGCTTCCGCGCCCGGGGTTACGTCTTGCGGGATCTCTTCGGCGATGTGCTCAAGGGCTTGCGCACCGTCGAGGAAGTCCGCGACATTCCGGCCGAGCCTATCAATGTGACGCCGCTCGAGGCCAAGGTGGCCGGCGGACTCTCTAGCCAGATCGGGGGTGCAGCATGAGCGCCGACGAACGTCGCGAGCGCGTGCTGTCCTCGATCGTTGAGCAGTTCCGCTCACTGCTCGAGACACGCTACCCGCAGATTCTCAAGGCCGCGACCGATTCATTCCAGGACGACACCGATGCCGTCGAGCCGACATGCAAGGTGAACGCGCTGATCGAGTGGGACGCGATGGCGCCGAGCACTAAGGTCGCGGTGCGGCTCACCTGGTCCGCGAAGTTCAAGGACGAGAGCGATGACATCGTGGACTTCGAGCAGACGAAGCTGCCGCTGCAGGAGGGCTCATAAATGGTCGCCAAAAAAAACAGCATTGCCGATGCGATGGACATCGCAGAACGCGCCGTGATCATGCAGCAGCTGCAGCAAGTGCTGACTGGCATTTCAGACGGTGCCGATCAGATCGCAGCGCGGCGCTACTGGGAAGGCTACCGCACGATTAGCGCTTCCGAGCTCATTCTGTCCGAGATTGCGTACAAGCTACACGAGCTCGATCTGCGGGAGGATGCGCCATGATCCAGGAATCATCGGCCGAGTACCACGCGAACCCGGCGATCAGCCACTCCAAGCTCGAGTGTTTCCGCCGGCGGCCGGCGCTCTACCATAAGAAGTACATCGCCAAAACGATCGAAGCGGAGGAGCCCAGCGCCGCTTTCCGCGTCGGATCCGCGGCGCACTGCTCGGTGCTCGAGCCGACAGAGTGGGCCAAGCGCTACGCAGTTAAGCCCGAGGGCATCGACCGGCGCACGAAAGACGGCAAGGAGAAGTGGGCGCAGTTCGAGGAGCTCCACGCCGGCAAGATCATCATAGACCAGGACGAAGCCGCGACGGTGCTAAAGCTGACCGATGCCGTGCGCCAGAATCCCTTGGCCGAGCAGCTGCTGGCCCGGGGCGTGCCCGAGGCGACCTGGCGGACTGGCGGCAGTCTGACGCTGCAGTGCCGCACTGACTGGTTTAATCCAGACGGCTGCGAGATTACTGATGGCCGGCCTTATGTGGCCGATCTCAAGACGGTCGAGAGCCTGGACGACGAGACGTTCAGCAACTTTGAGCGGGCCGTGTTCCGATTCGGCTATCATCGCCAGGCTGGCTTTTACCTACCGCTGATCAGCGAACTTTGGTCTAAGCCGGTCTTCGACTTTGTTTTTATCGTAGTCGAGAAGTGCGAGCCGTTCGGCGTCGCCGTGTTTAAGCTCACCGACGATGCTGTTGCACTAGGCCAAGACGAGACCGTGGCGGATCTGCGCGATCTGAAGCGCTGCATTGATTTCGACGTATGGCCCAACATTGACGCGGTCGTGCGCGAGCTCGGCGTGCCGGCTTGGTATCGAAAGGAGGCAATATGAGCGATGACAGGTGCTACCTTGAAAATAACTGCGGTCGCGCATACCGGCTGCCTGATGATCGTGGATGCTGGTGCTTATCCTGCGATGAATCGCGTAAGCGCGTCAAAGATTTGGCGAACGATTTAGAACGCTGGCAAAATTACGTCGCCTCACTCGAGGAGCTCTGCACGCCTGAGCAGCTGCGCGAGGCGAGAAAGGCAGCCGGCAACACATGAAAGCCACGCTCGAATTCCAGCTGCCAGATGAACGCGAGGAACACATCCGCGCAGTGCACGCCGCAGACGCCTGGGCGCTGCTCGACGACATCGACCAGGAACTGCGCCGCATCCTCAAGTACGGCAGCGAAATCACCCGAGACCAACTGGCGGAGGAGATCCGCTCACAAATAAACGAACTATGCCAACGCATCACATCATAATCGAAGACCTGCAGGCCGAGATCGACCGGCTGAAGCAGGAAAATCTGGATCTGCGAATCGCGAACGACCGACTGACTAGAGCGAATGCCCAACTGGTGCGGCTCGCGTCGGTGGCTGATCGCCACATCGCGGAACTTAAGGCCCAGCTGGGAGGCAGCGACCGATGAGCATCTCGAGCGCGATGATCTTGTTGGGCGGCGGCGGCCTGCTGGCGCTGCTTTTAGGCATTCACCTTGGCATCGAGATCGGCCGAGATCGCGAATGGTTCAACTCCACCTTCACACGCAATGACACAAACGGAAAAACGAAACCTTCGCGCAAGCGACGCCGCAATTAACGAGATGGTGCTCGATGGCACTGATCCCAAGCTGGTCGCATACGCGCAGAACGTATCACTGGCTAAAGTCTATAAAAACATAACAAGGCTGCAGCTGCGCAAGATGTACGTCTCGCCGGTCGAGCGGACGCGGCTGATCGCGGCCAGAAAGGGTATCAACTTATGAGCATCAGCGAAACGATGCGCAGGATCGAATTCCTATTCGACAAGCATGCGCCGCGGTACAGCACGCCGTTCGACGTTGGCGGAGCGATCAGATCCTGCGCGAAGGATCGCGGGCGCCGGTTCATGAGCGCCTCGCAAAAGGCCGAGGCACGCCGGCTGCGCGTGGCCGGCTACTCCTATCGCGACATCGCCGCTGCAGTGAATGCGTCTGAATCCTGCGTTTATCGTGCACTCACCGGATCCAAGCACTGAATTGCGGTTCTGGATTCCTGGGGATCCAAAAGGGCAGCCACGGCCGCGGGCATTTGCCCGACGCATGGGCGCTAAGTTCGTGGCGCGCATGTATGACAGCGACGCCGCTGACGTATGGAAAGCCGCGGTGGACGCGCAGCTGGTCGAGATCGCCAGGACGCATTCGCTCGAGCCGTTCTCCGGTCGGTGCTCGGTGATCCTGCAGTTCTACTTTCAGCGGCCAAAATCCCACTTGCGCACAAGTGGGATGGTTAAGGAATCCGCACCCGGGTCGCACACGAGCAAGCCAGATCTGGACAACCTCGCCAAGCTAGTGCTCGACCGAATCACTCGCAACGGAAGATTCTGGGGCGACGACGCCCAGGTGGACATGCTCGCGATCGGCAAGGAGTGGGCGAAGGTGGGCGAGGGCGGAGGAGTGCTGGTGACCATTCGTCGGGGAACTTGACGAAAGCCTGATCAATTTTCTGGTTGAGGGCGGCGAGGTGAAATTCGCCGGTAATGACTAACAACCTATTTCCCCGGGCGCCTGTGCCTGCTCTGCGTGCGTAGCGCAAAGAGCAAATTTCACCGCAGGCGCGCCGGGGTCTTTTATTATGAGAATCAGAACAATTAAGCCCGAGTTTTTCATGCACGATGGTCTGCATGATTTAGAAAAGGAATCAGCGCTGCCCGTCAGAATAGCATTCGTCGGCCTATGGTGCGCCGCAGATCGAGAGGGTCGATTCCGCTGGGAACCGAGGAGGCTAAAAGCGCAAATCCTGCCTTACGATGAATGCGACTTTTCACGCGTGCTCGACGCGTTGACCACGCGTGGATTTCTCGTTAAGTATCGCGTGAGGGACGCCTGGTTTGGGGCGATTCCGACATGGAAAAAGCACCAGATCATCAATAATAAGGAGAGGGCGAGCGAGTTACCGCAAATGCCTCCGGCTGAAGACCTTGACGCGTTGACCACGCGTGACGATCGCGTGCATCACGCGTGCCTTAAGGAAGGGAAGGGAAGGGAAGGGGAAGGGAACACTATTGCGCCGGCTGACGCCGTCGCGGCAGAAAGGCCAAAAGATCTGGTCTTCGAGGCTCTATGTTCAGCCACTGGAACCGACGCCCGTAGCCTGACGAAATCTGGCCGCGGCGCGCTCAACGCAGCGCTTCGCGACATCCGCACAGCCTCGCCCGGGGTAACGCCGGAAGAAATCACCAGACGCGCTAACCGCTACTCGCGCAAGTTCCCGAGCGCCGCCTTAACCGCGCCTGCTCTGGCGAAGCATTGGGCCGCATGCGTGGCTCCGCCGGCAGACGACTGGACACGCCAGCAGATCAAGAATGCGACCAAGGCCGAGCCATCACAGCCGGCTGACATCCTGGCCGATCTGCCAGATGTAAAACGCCAGTTCGGGATCGCATGAAACCAGATTCGACATTCGACCAAGACGCAGAGCGCGCACTGGTGGGCTGCGCCTTCATTGATCCTGCCGGCGTCGTCGGCATGGCTATGGGCTTCGAGTTGCGCGAGGAATCATTCGTCGATCCGATCGCGCAGTCCATCTGGGGCATCATCAGCAAGATGCTCCTGGCCGGCGAGCCGGTCGATGAAACGACCGTGTGGGTTAAGCTCAAGGCGGCGAAGGGCGACCGCGAAGCGACCCAGGCCATCCTCGAGGTTACGCACGATAACGTGCTCGCGATAGCGCGGAACACCTCGACGACAGCGCGGGCAAAATTCTTCGCCACCCGGGTGCGGCACTGCGAGATCTTGCGGCAGTTAATGCGCGAGGCCGGCGCGATCACGACCAACATCCGCGAAGCCGGATCTGAACCGGCCGAGGATCTCGTGCGCGAAGCGGGCGCCCGGATTCTAGCCATCGAGGCGCAGCAGCGTAACGAATCCTGGGCGGAATCGCTCGTGAAAGCTGACGCCGAGATTACGGCACGCATTTCTGGTGAGCGCGACGGCATGCGCGAAGGCGCACTGTCCTGGGGCTTTCAAGACATGGACAGGATCTTCGGCCTGATTCAGCGCGGCGAAATGGTCGTCGTCGCGGCGCGGCCGAGTGTTGGCAAGTCTTCTCTTGCCAGGCAGATCGCGTTGCATGTCGCGCTGAAACAGAACCAGCAGGTGCTGTTTGCTTCGCTTGAGGTCATCGGCAGCACGCTGGCGCTGAACTTTGCGCAAACGATCGCCGGCATCTCGCTGCGAGCAATCACGCCGAAAATGCACCCGAAAGATGTCCAGGCTATTCGCGATGCAGCGCAGCGCATTTCCTCCGCTCCCCTCGAGGTCGTCGCCGCTGGCAATGTCAGTCTGGCAACCATGCAGGCACGCGCCGAGGTCTTGCGGGCTCGGCAGACGCCGCCGCGGCTAGTGGTCGTGGATTACATCGGGCTAATGCCTGACGCTACGCCCGCCCGGGGCGAGAACAGGGCGCAAAGTGTGGGCCGCGTATCGCGTGCGCTAAAGCAGTTCGCGCTGCGCAACGATTGCGTCGTCATGGTGCTCGCGCAGTTAAACCGCGATTCCGAGCGCGACGAGCGCGTGCCGCGGATCCACGACCTCCGCGAGTCCGGCGACATCGAGCAGGACGCGGACAAAATTGTGCTGCTGCACCGGCCGGCTGAAGATCCGCTGACATCGGCGCCGCAAAGTCCTACCGCTGACGCTGACGAGCTACCGCGGTTTTATATTTCAGCAATACAGGCGAAAGGCCGCAACGATGGCACTGGATCTGTGGGGCTATATTTCAAGCGGTCAACCGCAACATTCTTTCCCGTGACTAGGTAGTGCGTTCCCTCGCTTGCGCCGGCGTGGAATTATTCCACGGTGCTGCCTGAGATGAGCACGATACAAAGTTACAAGAGCATCAGCGAAATCCTGCACTATGCTAGGGACGCTTTCCACACAATAGCAGCCGCGAGAAAACAGGCAATCGCCCAGTATGACGAAGATTTGAGAGCTCTCAAAAATTTAGATTTAAAGCTCTCACCGATTAAGACCAAGGAACAGCTCGAGCTCTTCGATCTCGAGTCAACTCTTACTCCCGAACTAAAGCGCCTGCTCGACAGTCCGCTGGCGAAGTACCAGTGAACTTTGTGCCGCTGACGCCGAATCTGACCACGCACCCGTGGCAGGAGCTCGAGCGGCCTAAGCGCGCCGAGCTAGTCGGTGAAATTGCCGAGCGTCTGATCGAATGGTCAGAGCTCGAGGGCCGGCCGCGGGTCCACCGCTGGATCTCCCAGGTGGCGCGCATGGGCGGCGACCCGGAGAGCACTGAGGCGATGTGGCTATATCTGCGACTTTCGACCGGCGACCTTGGTGAGCTCACAAGCTCATTCACTGAGCTCGGCAAGAAGCGCAGCCGCACAAAGCAGGCCGAGCAGCAGGAAACCGAGCGGGCGATGGCGGTGATCGCACGACACTTCCCAGAGCTCGAGAAGGCACTAAACGATCTGAAGCGAGCCAAGTGAGCGAGCACAAGACGCACACGGCGCTTGCACGAGCGCTGAACGTATCGGCGACCGCGATTCGCAACTGGCAACGCGAATATGACGACGCGCCGAAAGCCTGGGTCGAGGCCGAGTGGCGCGATTTCATCGACCGGCACGGGCTCGGCCAGGCTGGCCCGCGCAAAAGTCGGCGGCGCGAGGAACTGCTGGTGGAGAAGCTCGCGAGCGAAGTTCGGCTTAACCAGATCAAGATCGCGCAGGCCGAGGCTAAGCTGATCCCGGCCGAGGATGTGGACAACTATCTGCTGTTTCTCGCCGCCCGGGTAAAATCAGCCATGTACCAGGGCTTTACCACCGAGCTACCTCCCAAGGTCGCCGGGCTTGATGTGAGCGACATTCGCCGGCTGGCCCGCGAGCACGCCGATCTGGTATGCGTCTCAATGCAGAACGCGCTCGAGGACTGGAAGACCGAGCAAAACGCACGAAAAAAAGCCGCAGCGCAAACGCAATGAAACCTTATTACTTGGACGATGCCGTCACAATTTACCACGGCGACTGCCGCGAAATTCTCCCGACTATTTCAGGCGCTGATTTAGTGATTACCGATCCGCCATATGGAATGAATTTCCGCTCAAATTACCGTTTGATTAGGCACGATAAAATAGCAAACGATGACAAACTGCCTCTGGATTTAATTGAGCTAGCAATAAACAAAGCAAGGCGAGCCGCATATATATTTTGTCGATGGGACAATTTGCGGGAAATGCCACACCCAACCAGCGTGATTGCATGGGTAAAAAATAATTGGAGCATGGGCGACTTGAAACACGAGCATGGACGCCAGTGGGAAGCGTGCTGTTTTTATCCAAAAAACGAGCACGAGTTCATAACGAGGATACCGGACGTTATATATGCAGAAAAAACGGGTAACGAATTACACCCGACGCAAAAACCGGAGGCGTTAATAAACAGAATAATTGTGGCTAATGTTGGAGATTTGATTTTGGACCCTTTTATGGGAAGCGGAACAACGCTTCGCTCTGCAAAAGATATGGGCCGCCGCGCTATCGGAATTGAATTGGATGAGCGGTATTGCGAGGTCGCAGCGAAGCGAATGGCCCAGGAGGTCCTCCCGCTTTAACCGACATGAGCCTTGAGATCCTGCAGGGCTGGCGCCGCGGCTGGGCGCTTCCAGATCGCCGGCCGATCCACGACTGGGCGCGTGACTTCGTGCAGCTGGGCGGAGGTTATGCGCGCCAGGGTGCGTTCGACATCCGCACCTGCCGGCACCTGCTCGAGCCGTTTGAGGCGGTCGCTGACGAGCGCGTGCGCGAGGTTACATGCCGCGCCGCGATCCAGACGCTTAAAACGCTCTTCGTCGAGATCTGCAGCCTCTGGGCCATCGCTAACGAGCCTGGGCCGATCATGTGGACGCAGCAGGACGACGAGAGCGCCGCGGAGCATGTCAAGGGACGCTACCGCAACTTACTGCGCAACTGCGAGCCGGTCGCCAGGCTGCTGCCGAAAAACAAGCACGACGCAGCTACCTGCGAGATCTACTTTGGCGATTTCTACCTGATCATTAACGGGGCGAATCTGAATAATCTGCAGAGCAAGTCGATCCGCTGGAAGCTGAACAGCGAGTGCTGGCTCTGGAAGCAGGGGCTGCTGACGCATGCTCGTCGGCGCGTCTCGGCCTATGCTCGCGACGGCATCAGCAAGATCCTAAATGAGAGCCAGGGATCGCATGCCGATGACGACTTCGACCGACTCTGGCACGAGGGCACGGCGCAGATCTGGTCGGTGCAGTGTTTCGGCTGCCAGCGCTTCGTGCCGCTGGAATTCTTTGGCCGCGCTGCCGACGATCCGGTCAAGCGCGTCTGCGTCGTCTGGGACGAGGGCGCCCGCAAGGAAAACGGCATGTGGGACGAGCAACTGGTGCGCAACTCGACACGCTGGATCTGTCCGCACTGCGCGCACGAGCACGCGAACAGCGCAGCCACCCGGGCACGCTGGAACAGCACCGGCCGCTACTCGGCACCGCGAGCAGATCGCGACGGCAAGCACCGATCGTTTAACTGGAACGCGATTCTCGCCGAGGACATGGGCCAGCTGGCTGTCGAGTTCCTCCAGGCCGGCGAGTTTAAGAAACGAGGGCAGATCAACCCGCTGCGCGATTTCTACATGCAACGCCTGGCGCTGCCGTGGCGTAACGAAGAGGCGCAGCTGAATCGCACGACAGTCGAGCTCCGCGGAACTTACACGCTCGCCGACATGCACGCCCAGGGCCGCGAGAAGCTCGAGAACGAGGCCCGTCGCATGATGACAATAGACCGGCAGCGCGATCACTTCTGGGCGGTTGTGCGCGCCTGGAAGAGCGATGGAGGCTCTCAGCTGCTATGGCGTGGCAAACTCAGCACGACCGAGCAGGCCGAGGGGATCCGGCAGCACTTTGGCGTTGAGTCGCAGCTATGCTTCCAGGACGCGCAGTTTAGCACCGCGCATGTGTACGAGGACTGCATCAGGTTCGGCTGGACCGCGCTCCACGGCAGCGGCGACGACTCATTCGTGCACATCCGGCCAAACGGGCAGAAAGTGCAGAAATTCCATTCCAGCATTAAGCAGACGCAGGTGCCCGGAGGTTATGCGCGCTACATGTTCTGGGCGTCGGATCCCGTTAAGGATGTCCTCGCGGCACTGGTCGCCGGCAACTCGCATGCCTGGGAATGCGGCGCCGATCATGGCGAAGAGTATGCACGCCATCTCCGCGGCGAGGTAAAACGCGAGCGAATCAGCAAGAGCACCGGCCGCAGCGAGTGGCGCTGGACGAAGACCGGTCCGAATCACATGTGGGACTGCGAAGCCATGCAGGTGGCCGTGGCTCTCGCGCTGCAGCTTTTACCTTCACCCGAGAAGATGGACGCCAGCACGGCATCCGATACATAAGGCACTAAGCGCAATAGCACCCCATAAATCAGACGTTATGAAAGTTCTATTCTCTAACCCTCCCTGGTGGGATGTGGATCTGAAGACCCAGCAGCTGCTGATCGGCGTGCGCGCCGGCTCTCGCTGGCCTTTCACCCGCTACTCGGTGCACGCGCCGGGCGAATTCCGACACGGAGGCTATCTGCCGTTCCCGTTCTTCCTAGCTTCGGCCGCCGCTCGCACCAGGGCGACACTGCCAGATGCCACGATCGAGATCCGTGACTCGATCGCCCGGGGCGAATCCTACCAGCAATTTTTCGACGCAGTCATTGCCGATCCGCCTGACTGGGTCGTGCTCGAGACGGCGACCGCGGCCTGGGTGCATGACGAGAAAGTGATCGACTGGTTCGCCGCGAAGACAAAGGCGCAGATCATCCTATGCGGCCCGCTGGACATTACCAAGGCCGACGAGATCCTTGGCCGGCACCGTAACATCGCAGCGATCGTTCAGGGCGAATATGACAAACAAGTGCTGCGCGTGATCCGAGGCCAGCGCGGAGTGATCGCGCACGATCTGCTGACTGTGCAAGAGATGGACACCCTACCTTACCCGCTGCACGACGAGGTCGCGGTCGGTAATTACTGGGACGCATGCCCGAAAGGCCAGGAGGCGCCGCAGCTGCAGCTGATCACGAGCCGCGGCTGTCCATACAAGTGCATTTTCTGCGTGTGGC